TTTAAGGATTTAGATGAGAAAAGGAGAAGTTTCACAGACGGCAAATCTAGCTAGGGAAGGTCAGTTAGAGTTTTTATTAAATTTGCATGAGCAAGGCGTACCAATCGGCAAAGAGGACATGGATCTTCTTATCCGGCACAAAATGGTTAAGCCGAACAGAACTTACAAGCCTAAAGATAATTCTACTAAAACAAAAGCAACTGCGGTAGACGACAAGTCTTATACGCAAGCAAAAGCTGATAACTACGTGGATGTCATTCACAGCGATGACATCCATTTAGAAAATGACGGAAATCGTCATGTCGTAATGAGTAATGAATCTTACGACAAACTATCTGAAACACTATTATTTCATTATCAAGGCGGGAAGGAAATTAATCGATTCGATTGGGAGCCTAAAGACAAAATTTATCACGAAGACGAATTCATAAACTGGATAAACTCTATTAATAACGGCTTCCAGACTATGACTAGATACAAGAAGTTCGCCATGTATTGCCAACAGGCAGAAGATTGGTTGAATGAGAATGTTTCTATCTCTAGCTTCGATAATATGGATGATAAGCGAGAGTATTGCATATCCGAGATTGATCGTTGTCGGGAGAATACACTTTACTTTATGGATAAGTATCTCCAGTTAAAGGAGGGCGATATGACTGGAGGTAATAGAAAGTATCTATCTAAGCCAGTACATAAGGTTATTTGCTATTTAGTAGATTGTGGGTATTCGATGTACATTGGTAAACCAAGGCAGATTGCCGCTACATCTACACTCGGAGGCGTTGCTGTGGCAAAGATGATACTCAATAAGAACTTCTTCATCAAGTTTATCACAATGGACAAGGAATCTGGTGTTGAGATTTTTGATGATAAGATCAAATATCCATTTGGGGAACTGCCTGATTGGATGAAACCATCGGTAAGTAACGATAGAGATAACTTATTTAGGCTAAGCAAAAAAACGGGAGCAAAAGGAACAAAGGGAGGTGTAAACTCAAAGCTTCAAGTTGTAGCTCCATCAGCATCGGCTATTAACGGTGGTTCGCCGCCATTGGTAATGATTGATGAGGCTGGATACATTGGTATTCTTACTAGAATGATTAAGGAGGCTAGACCTACGATGTTTATGATGAATGAAGATACTGGAAAGCTTGAAATGAAGCGCCAGTTAATTGTTTGGGGAACAGGAGGGGAAATGGATAAAGGCGGTAAAGCTTATGAGAATGAGTTTTACTCTGCAAAGAAGCAGTGGGATGAAGGAAACTTTGAGAACGGCGTTGTTCCGTTGTTCTTTGATTGGACCACTCGTCCTGGCATCACGAAAGAATTTTACGATAGTGAAAAGCGAGTTTATACTGTAGATGGTCCTGAGCGTGAAAAGACAATGGTTCAGTTCCGGCAAACATATCCATCGATACTTGAGGATATGTTTTTAACGTCTCAGAAGCTTCTTGTTGGCATCGATTGGATAAATCAGAATAAGGAAAGAATAAAGAAAACTGAGCACAAGTATAGACCAATGAAGGGTTATTTTGAGCCGATATATGATCAGTCTTTACCAACAGAAGAACATAGTGATGTTCCTTTCAAGATTATCGGAGCTACGTTTATACCTTTAGACGAATTGAAGGATGATATGGGAAAGGCTTCAGTATCTATTCTTTCTCACCCAAAAAAGGGATGGAAGAACAGATATTTCCAAGGAACCGATCCAATTATGTCGGATAACGGATATTCCAACATGGCGTCTGTTGTTCATGATTCTAGATGGAACGCCCCTGTGGCTATTTTGGACTACAGAGATCCAGATCACAAATATACATTCCTACAATGTATGTTGTTGGGTGTTTATTATGATACAGAGAACAATGGATCGATACCTGAACTTGTGGAGTCTAATATTGGAACCGCATATATTGATTACAAGGAGTCTAAAGGTTTTGGTAGGCATTTGGTTCATAAATTAGAATTACCTGATCACATGCAAGGAGGAGGTCAATTGATAGGTATTGACAATAGGGGTGCTAGAAACAAATTTATCATAAACAAGATGTTTGAGTACTTTTCCGCTTATGGTGACAAGATTTATTTTTCAGTGTTTTTTGATCAGTTAAGGACGTTTGTATGCAAGATATCAGAGAAGGGTAATGAGCAGTGGGGAGTTTCTGATACAAGGAAGTATCATGATGATGTTTTATTTGGTGGGGTTTTTTCCTATATTTGTGCATTAGCGTTTTCTCATAAAGAGCCTTATGATGCTTCATCTGAATCTAAAGCATTCAAGATTGAGTATAAGCTTATACGAGACGGAGACGGGAACTTGACTAGAGTTCCAAGAAAAAAGAGAATTTAATATGCCAATAGAGTACAGTATATTTAAGCCAAAGTCCAAGAAAGGGATCTTTAATGATTATCCTGAACTCAGAAGTTTTGAAGCTTTTAGAACTCTTGACAATAACTCAATGTTATTCGTTTGGTATTTCGCTTGCGAATCTTCCCCTTTCCATGAGACGGAAGATGATAGGGAAAGAGTTAAGTTATCGATTAAAGAGTCTTATTACAAGAAGGGTATTAAGGCTCTTTCAGATAAGGATGCAGAGAAAATGAAATCAGGGATGTTCTCATCAAAGATAACTGTCGCAATTGATGAGATGAAAAAATTTAAAGTTGGACCAAGGGTTCAAGCTTTAATGATGGTTCAGAAAGGATTTGATAATCTTTCCAAGATTATTGATGTAGATGTCAGTGATAGCTCAATGTTTATTGATAAGGACGGCGAGATAGATTTTGCAAAAAAGAAATCCTATGTTGATTCTGTCGGAAAGGCAATTGATCTTATCCCGAAAATGATTAACCAGATTGAAGGAAGGTTCGGATTAACAGAAGATAAGGCAAATGGTCAAACGACATTCGAGGGAGAATCGTTTATGGACAGTTATCACGAAAATCAAGACTAAGATATGTCATTATTAATATCCTCAGAACCAAATAAGCCTAATAGACTTGATTCCAAAAGGTTCCCAGATAAAAACTCGAACAAAGAGTACCACCTCAATTATGCTAAGTGGGCGATTACATCTTCACAAACTGCCGAGCATAGCAGATGGCTTGCTAGGATAAAGATCAACAAGGAATTCTATAAAGGCGACCAATGGTCTTACAGCGAGGACATTGAGGCGTTCCTTAAAGATTCAACGGGTCAAGCTAAGAATAGAATTAAGATGGTTCATAATACTATTCGACCTATGGTTGAACAGTTTCGTGGTAATGCTTCTATTTTAAAGATTAACGCATCAGCAAAGAGTATATCAAAACTTTCGGTAAACCGGAGGGATATGGCTCTTTCTGAAAAGATATTCAAAACAAAACTTGCGAACGAGTTCCCCGGACTTGGAGCAATCATGAGAAGCAATGACAAGTCAATAGGAGAGGATGAGCAAGATACAACTCAAATATTTGAGAACTTGTACGTTGATTTGTATGTTTCTCAAATGAACAACTTACTCAAGTATGTAAAGAACTTGAATGAGTTCCAAAAGCAGCAAGTTAAGTTTGCTCAGAATTTAGCACTTACAGGACTAATTGTAACGGAGCCATACGAGCATGGAGGTCATCTTAGATATAGAACGATTGAGTCTGAAGACTTCTTCTTTGATACAGATGCTAGAGCATTAGATTTATCAGATGCATCATATATGGGTTACGTAAACCCTATGGATGTATCAATGATAGCTGAAAGATGGCAGCCAAAGCAGAAAGACTTGGAGGCTATTGAATCTTATGCTTCCACATCAAACGACACGACTGTTTACGCTGACACTGCCAATACTAGAGAGTACAAGACTAGTAGAATACCTGTTTACAAGGTGTTTTGGAAGGATACAATGAAAAAAGAATATGGCTATGTTGAAGACGAATATGGCTATCCGTACTTGACTCGCATAAATTATATTCATCAAGGAGAAGAGGACCCAAAATACACTGATGCGGATTTGATCGAACCCCCTAGCTCACCAAAGAACAAGTTCTTATTTAAAGGAAAGAAGAAGAGAAACCTGTATATTGACTATGTTCGTTTCTGTACTTTTGTTCCTGGAGAGGTTGTAGGGAAAGCTCAAAATGATGACGGAACTAAACCGGAGGACTTTGATATAGTTCTTGACTTCGGGATGCTTGATTACCAAGAGTCTGAATTCTTAGATATTAGTAATGTCAAGTTTCCGCTTAAATGCCAAACTTGGGGTTACGTTGATGGAGAGGTGTTTAGCCCTGTAGATGATGCGATAAATCCTCAAAGGTTTATTAATCGCGTGTTATCTGTTACAGAGCAATTGATTAATAACTCTGGAGGGTCAAGTGTAATCATTGATGAAGACGCTATTGCCCCTGGTGATAAGGATCAAATTTACAGCGACATACAAGACGGTAGGCCTGTAACTGTTCAAACAAGAGGTCGTGGTGTACCTAACGCTATTGGATATTATGACGCAACTCCAAAAGCAGGAGTTTACAATATGTTTGATATTATCCCTACTATAAAGCAGATGCAGCAAGACACCACTGGCGTGAATGAGGCGCTTCGTGGGGAGTCGACAGGATCGGATCAGTTGGTAGGTGTTACTGAGCTTCTTATTCAGAGAGGGTCATTAATGCAAGAACCTTTTTATGGTGCGATAACTGATCTTTATGTCCAAATGTATCAACATGCGGCGACTGTAGGAAAGAGAATGTATATTGATAACGAGCGTGAGCTTGCTATAATCACAGGCGACGAAGGTGTGGATATATTTACAATGTCAAAGGATCTTAGAAACGAAGACTTTAGAGTTTTTATTTCAAGAGAGAATGACGATGCGGTATTGAAGCAGCAAGCTAATCAGATGCTTAATATATTCTTGGAACAAGGTTTAATTGACGACAAGGTGTTTGCTAACCTATTTGATAGAGCTACACCTAATGATGTTACAATGGCGCTTAGATCTCAAGCTGGACTAAGAATTGAAGCGGCTAAGAAAGCAGTCAAAGAAGAGCAGTCTGCGATGGCTGGTCAAAAACAAGAGCAGGATGCTCTGATGGCTCAGGATAGACAAGATAAACTAAATGCTCAAAATCAACAAGAAAGAATTGTTGATAAGACCATTAAAGCGAAGAGTGACGATATGATAACTAAAGCTATAATTAATGAAGACATGTCTGTAG